TGTTATTGATGGAGTTAAATCTAGTTCTGCATTAGTTCAACCATTCATGGCAGGATTTCGACCAGTGATTAATTTTGCAAAAACTATAGGTACAGTATTAGGTAAGTTCTTTTTACCAATCACAATCCTTATGGGTGTATATGATTCCATAACTGGTTTTATGTCTGGATATAAGGATGCAGAAGGTGGTACTGGTGAAAAGATATTTGCTGGAGTTAAAGAAGGACTTGCAAAGGTTGTTACTAATCTGATTGGTCTACCACTTGACCTTCTTAAAAAGGGTCTAACATATTTAATAACATTCTTCTTTGGTGAATCAGTTGTTACCAAATCATTAGAGGCGTTCTCTTTTGCAGATACTATTGGTAAAATGGTACGACTACCATTTGATATGATTAAGAAAGCATATGAGTGGGTTAAGACTTTGTTTGTTGACCCAAAAGCTGCATTAATAGAATTGTGGAATGGACTTGTTGGTGAAGGTGGTCTTATTGATTTACTATTTACACCAATTGATAAAGCATTAAAATGGGTTATGGGTGTATTTGGTTTCACAGTACCACTGGATGAGAATGGACAAGAATATTCTATTATGGGAATAGTTAAAAATGCATTATTTGGTATTGTAGATTTTTTCAAAAGTTTACTTGATATTGATGTTAAGAGTGTACTTAAAAGTATTCCAGGCGGTGGTTTCCTATTAAGTCTTTTTGAAGATGATAGTATAGATGAAAAGATTGCAGCTGCTGAAGAAACAATTGCAAAACAACAAGGGAAAATTGCAGATGGTTCATTCTCAGCTGTTGGTCTTAGTGATGAAGATAATAGAGAAAAACTTGCAGAAGCACAAAGAGAATTAGAAGAATTGAAAGCACAAAAACAACAGCAAACTATTATTAATAATTATAATAACAGTACAAATAATAGTGGTAACAGTAGCAATCAAACTTTCACAGCAACACAGTTAGTTGATGGTGCAGCTCCTACTGGTGCAGAAATTCATAGATAAAATAATCACTTAGTTGCGTTGTTCAGACTATCAATAATATCATCAATATTTGGTTCTTTACCGCCTGGGTCATATACACATTGATATGATGTAGGACAGTTATCTTCGTACATTAGTGTAAAAGTTTTATTACCCCCAACATAGATACAAGCTTGTCTACCAGTATACTTTGACTTAACTCTTTTCTTGAGTCTACAAGTCGTATACTTTTTGTTGTCAATAAGACCCTTTCTCAACTTCTGTTGTTGAGTCCAGTTCTCACTAGGTTTTGGTAAGTCGCAAGTAAAACAATAACCCCAGATGTCTGCGAACACTGGGGTTGTATATACCATTGTTGCGATAACAACAATAAATTTCAACATTGGTTAGTAAATACCTCCACCTCTATTTTGATAGTATATCCAACCTAATCCAAATAGGAAACCACTAATTACTAGAACTAGAACAATAACACCTATTATTTCGATAATCTGTCGTTGTCTTTCTTTTTGGTTATAGATTGCTTGTTGTCTTCTCTTACGGATGTCTGCTTCTGTTCGCAAGAGTTCTTCCCAAGCAGATGGGCCTCTAGTAAATGAGATTATCTGTTTTAGTTCTTCTCGCATATCTTCTGCTTTTTTCTTAGCCATAAAGATTTGCATGGCCTCTTCTTCTACAGAACCAGCCTGAAATAGTTTTTTAAATAGAGGGGGTTTTTTATTGTACTCATCTGCTTTTTTGATATCGCTAACAGCACCCATCCAACGAGACAAGTCACCAGCCATAGATTCTATTTCTCGGCCAGCGGCAAATCCTTTTTTGATGGTATTAAATGCACCTGATGCCGCTGATACGGCTGCTAGGATTTCTATCATTGATTAGTACCCCCCACTCTCTCTCATTAAGTATTTATAAGAACTAAAAGTAAGAATGAATCTTAGGTATAAAAAAAGGGAGCAGAAATTAATCTACTCCCTTTCCCCCTTACCTAACTATAGGTAAGGACGGACGTATTAAGGCGTCACCCTATTCATTCGCAAGTTTCTGAAAGTAAGACATTGTATCGTCATCACTATCATCTACACTTGGAATGTTTGGTTGAGGTTCTGATTTGAACTGTGGTGTTTCCACGACATCTTCATCAATCATAGAGGCTGCACTTGCAGTGACAGTTCCAGAGAGTACATCATCTAACCTTTTCTTCAACTCATCATATGTTTTGAAGTTGGTTGGTGCATGAAAATCTTGTAATGAATACTGAGTTTTCCATATACCGTCAAGTTTCTCGTCACTGTCTGCGAGTGGAGTTACACTATCAAACTCAGACTTATCATAGTTCCAGAAACCATCAACCTTGCGAATCTTCAACTTGAAGTTCGCACCTTCCCAGAAATCGAAAGGATTGATAGGTGTTTCGTCTTCAAACTCTGGTTGCATTGAAGCCATAATCTTATCAAAGATTTTCTTACCATAACGAAATAGAAACACTTTTCCTTCATTCTCTGGGTGTTTTGGGTCAGATACTACATAGATATTTGAGTAGTATTCCAACTTTCTCTTTTGCTTTCTTGCAAGTTCTTTATCACTTTCAAGACCAGTGTTCCACAACGCAGAGTTGTGTTCTGACATTGGGTCTTGTTTACCCATAGTGGTAAGTGAGTTCTCAATGTACCATTTACCAGTAGGGCCTTGGAAAGCGTGTTTGAACACCTTTACCCAAGGAAGTTCTTCACCATCTGGTGCAGGCAAGAAACGTAGGACTGCTTGTCCAGTACCAGACTTATCTAGTTCTGGTTTCCACAACCTTTCATCCACATAGGATTTCTTTTCTTGAGGGGCACTTTCTGATTGAACTTGTGCAAGAAGTTTGTCCAACGTATTGGACTTGCGTAGAGTATTAACTGACATATTTTTCTCCTTATGTTAATATATGTAATTGTATGTTTAAATATTTCACTTGATTCATAATATAACCTTATTTATACACTAAAGTGACACGAAAGTCAAGTCTTTTCTCGTAATTCTTTCCACGAATATGAAAAAAGTTCACTACCTATTTCATCAATCTGATTTGCAATCTGTTGAGTTTCCCATTGAGTATCTTTTGCACAACGCAAATTACATACTCTAGCGAAAGCCATCAGTGTACCAGACCAATACCATTCAGTGTATAAATTCTGTGGTAAAACCATTCTTGCCATCTCTGGTGCAACTTGTTCTCGTAACAAGTTATTATACGTCTGTGTTACAAACTGTATTGCACCGTCAATATTATATTCAATGGTTTCATCACTAGAACCTTGTTTCTTATCATCGGCTTTAAGTCTCCATTTTTTAGGTATATAGAATTCTGGTTCGTCATCTACATACCTTCTGGATACTTCATTCCACACCAAACCGACTTGGTGTTTAACAAGTTGTCTTGCAACAAATATTGGTGCTTTAATATGCAACTGCATACTACAATGTCCAAAAGGACTCCAATGATTGTGTTTTGCAAGAAACTTGATTAGTTTCTCATCTCCAATTGAGAGCAATCCTTCTATTTCACCACCTTCTGGAATTGACTCCCATTCTGAATTCTTTGCAAATGAAACACGAGCTGCATTTACTACTGTTAGGTCAGAACCCATATGGTCAATTAGTTTGACTTGCAACTTCATCTCTCCTTACATAACTTTCACCCTCTGCTCTTGCTTCTGCATAGGTATTTCTAGTTACAAACGCACACAACTTACTATCATTATGAAGTTCTGCATGAAACTTCACTGGACTAGCATTAAGTGTAAAGGCAGGGCCCTTATCCGTCTTAGGGATAAGGTACTTTGCCTGATAGACCTTGTAAGACCTACCCACGACCAAATCTCCGTGGGGGTCTTTTGAAAGGTGTTTTAGATGCAAGGTCTTTGCATCTCTGAGATAACTCTGCATCTCTCTTTACGAGTTCTGCATTGTCATACTCCAGAACTTTATTTCTGTTCTGAAGCTCTTCTACCTTCGCATGGTAGAAGTCTCTTTCTTTCATCACTGAAAGAACTTTATTAGATTGGTCATCCATTATCTAAACACTCCTTTAATGTTGACATTGTTATCATCTTATACGAATCTTTACTAAAAGTCAAGACAGAACTGTAATTTTTTATAAGTTTTTCTTGTTCTTTCCAAACATACTGCTCCTCAATATCCTCATTCCAATACTTACAAAATTCTAGTAGGTTTTCCATGATGCACATGGTTTCTATACTTATTTTCTTTGCAAGAAATTGTTTTAATAACAAAGGATGTTGACCTT